ACAACACCCCTTCGCAATGGAATGAACAAATTTAGTCAACCAGAATGCAATTTTTTGAAGTCCGACATCTCACGTGTGCGTGACTACTATACCCATCAGTACAAAAACCTCATACCTATCCGTAATGTCGAGACGTTTATGTCGATCGATGAAGCTGTGGATTCGTCCGGACTTCCGGGGTACAAGCGTGTGGATAAATGGACTTCCCCAGGTATTCCATATAGCTACACAAAACCGCCCCGGGCGAAAGGATCCGAGTACATGTTTCAGTACAAAAATGATCGATTATACCTGATTGACGAACAAATCAGGACAGACGTCGCAACCCTCTGTAGTGATGCCCAGAAAGGAATCTATCATCCATGTTTTTTTTGTGCTACGCTTAAAGACGAACGTCGCCTGCTAGAGAAAATCGAAAAGACCCGAATCTTTACGGCAGGTAACAAAGCCTTCACAATATTTTTCCGTCAACACCTTTTGGATTTCATGGTGATGCTCTCGGAATCCCGACATGCGACAGGACACGCTGTTGGGACTAATCCTCACGGACCGGAATGGGCACGGTGGTTAGATTTCTTACATCAAGTTGGCACTCCAGGCCAACCCCTCAAATTGGTAGCAGGTGACTACAGCAAATTCGACGGCATGATTGACTGTCATCTCATGCGCAATCTCATTGAGTCTGCGTACGAGACAATGGTTTACCACGGAATGCCCGATGAACATCAGAATTGCTTTCAGTCCATAGCCGAAGATCTCTGCTTTCCAAATGTACTTGTCCACGACGCAGTTTATATACTCCAACGCGGTGAGCCGAGCGGCTCTCCGGGCACTGCGCCTCTTAATTCCGAAATTAATAAGTGGATGCTTACGCTTGCTTTTCTCAGTATAACCCGAGACTATGCTCCCCGGCTCTGTTCTCTTTCTTACTTTCAAAACAATGTACGTCTTATCGTTTACGGCGACGACTTTGTATTGAGTGTATCGGACGAGCTGGCTCCTTTCTTCAATTTTCTTACAATCCAACGCTTTTTCCAGGCTCATAACATTATTTTGACCGAACCCAGTAAACAAAATTGCGACCCAAGACCTTTCATCCCCCTCGCAGAGGTTACTTTTCTTAAACGATACTTTCGTATGGTAGAAGGACGTGTGACCGCTCCGATGGACGATGTGAATCGCCGCGAGATAACCAACTGGATTAGGGATGGTAGTGGAATGACCCCGGAAGACGCAACAACCCTTAACGTAGAAGTAGTCTTACGAGAGACGGTCCATTTAGGACGGGCTGCTTTCAATCAGGAGAAACTGTACATGAACTCCCTGCTGGTTGAAAATGGTCTGTCCCCAGTAAATCTTTATTATGATGATTTGCTGGAGGATAACGGACTTTATCTTTTTTGACAAAACTACCCTTCGCATTGGCTAGACGAAGGACCTAAGGGTGAGCTCTCGCCCATCTTCATGGACCTAGAGTAGTCTAGCTAGATCCCGCTATATAGGGATTGCACCTTGTAAAACTTTTTATAAAATAAGCATTGTAAAAACTTAAAAAAAAAAAAAAAAAAAACAAAAAGGAAAGGCACACCCCCAACACCAACGAAAAA